GAAACGCGCCTTAAAGCCTTTACTGCTCAGGTTTCAATTGCGCTTGAAAACGCCAAGCTGTTCGAAGATGTCCAGAACATGCAGAGTTACAACGAAAGTATGCTCGAAAGTATGTCGAACGGTGTCATCACCATGGACGAAGAGAGAAAGATCGTCACCTGTAATAAGGCTGGCCTTCTGATCATGAAGAAAAATCCTGATGAAGTGATAGGCGTGCTGGCAGACGAATTTTTGGTTGATGAGAACCTTTGGCTTATGGAACGGGTTCACAAGGTAGATCAAACTCAAGAGCCAGAAATTATTGTTGATGGAGAATTAAACTTCGGCGATGAAAAGTTATCCGTAAACGCCAACGTTCTGCCTTTGATTAACACAGAAGGTAAAAAACTGGGCGCCATGATTATGGTTGAAGACATTAGTTCGGAAAAACGGATGAAGTCGACTATGTCGCGTTATATGGACCCTGCATTAGCCGAACAGATGATGGAAGGCGGTGACAGTGACGACTTTTTGGGTGGTAAGAGCACTGAAGCGACGATCCTGTTTTCCGACATTCGCAGTTTTACGACCTTGACCGAATCCCTTGGCGCTCAAGGGACCGTTAAAATGTTGAACGAATACTTCACCATTATGGTTGATATCATCACCCGCGAAGGCGGCATGCTCGATAAGTTCATTGGTGATGCAATTATGGCCGCCTTTGGCATTCCCGTCACACACGATGACGATCCAGATCGCGCTGTGCGGGCCACCATCGCCATGATTACTGAACTATGGGATTACAACAAAGTCCGCGAAGGGCGAGGAGAATTGCCGATTGATCACGGGATTGGCCTGAATACAGGAATGATCGTTTCTGGTAATATCGGCTCACCAAAACGTATGGATTATACAATGATTGGTGACGGGGTTAACTTAGCTGCTCGTTTGGAATCTGCGTGTAAACAATATTCTGCCCGCATCTTGATAAGTGAGTTTACCCGCGCCAAATTAAAGGGGACCTATCGCATGCGCGATATTGATTTGGTTGTTGTTAAAGGAAAAACAGAACCAGTTGGGGTTGTTGAAGTCCTCGATTATCATACGGATGAAACGTATCCGAACTTGATGGATAATGTGAACTACTTTAATGAAGCAGTGAAGCAATACCGCGGGGCCAATTGGGATAAAGCGATCAACAATTTCGAGGAGGCAATGAAGGCTAATCCATCCGATAAGTTGGCGCAAACATATATAGATAGGTGTGAGCTTATGAAAGCAGAGCCGCCTGACGGTGAGTGGGACGGTGTTTGGGTTATGACATCTAAATAAACACTAATGTTTATCTATGTGTAAAAGAAAGTGATTAGTCTCAGGCCAAAGTAGCAAGCTGTTATGGCGTATTATTGAATAGTTTCGCCAGGAGTTTTTTAAAACAACCAGTGAGCGGCTAAACTCTGTTGATGATTTAATTACATCAGTGATGGAAAATAAAAACTCAGATACATTACTTGAGGGGGTGTTCAGAATTCCGTGTCATTGGCAGTTTAAATATCCAAAAAGGCATCTAGCCTGCCATCGAAATAGATCGAGAGTTGGGATAGTGTTAAATTCCAGTTCTGCAGTGGCATTGCCCACTTTGTGAGGCGTTTTCAATACCCGTACATAGCAGCTTCAACAGACTGTTTTCAGTGGGAAACGCGCCGTTGGTTCTAGTCAATTTTCGGAACTGGCGATGGATGGCTTCTATGGCATTGGTGGTGTAAGTCACTTTGCGGATATCTAGCAGGTTTTTAAAATGCACAGAGAGGTTGTGTCATTTTTTCCGTCATAATTTAATGACAACCTGATATTTTTCGCTCCATTTTTCTTCAAACGAGTTGTGGGCGGTTTCTGTCCCTTCAATGGTTTCAGCCTTATAAACGTTCTTGAGGTCCGCTATCAATACCTTCTGGTTTTTCCGGTCATGTATTTTTATGGAAGTGTTGATCTGGTGGATCACACAAAGCGGGACTTCGGTCTGGGAAATGATCACGTTGGGGAAGCCGGTTAGTCCGTCAATACAGGCAGTCAGAATGACTTCAAGTTCGCGATTTTTGAGGTCGTCTGTCAGGTTTTTACCATCTTGCAGGGTAGAAAGGTCTGCATCAAAATTAAAATCATTTCGCATATGTCATTCCTTTTCTTCAGTTTAGTGAAATGACACGGAATTTCTAACGCTCTCAATTATATTGAGACGGCTCCTGAACATACTTTGAAGCAAATGTAAGATATTCATTAATTTGTTGATGTGATCTGGAGAATTATTAAAAGCGGCGTAGACCTGGTTGAAAATGAGCAAAAATCTATTCTAGCAGCCCTGCCCTTAACGGCCAAAGACTTTGATGATGTTGAAGTTTTTTGATGGAAATAAGCTAATTCAAAATGTTTAAATGCTTTTGGTCATGCCAACGGGCACTCAGCGTAAAATTATAGGTAAAGAATTTACAGCTTGCGGATTTTAGATTGCGAACGTTCATACACCTGTTGATGCCATTAAGTATGCGGCTGATCATAAAACCGACATCATCATTGCAAACCTGGTTATGGAGCAAATGGGCAGACGTGAAATTACTAGTGTGTTAAGTGAAATAAAATGACAAGCGAGTGTAATGTTGCGATTGCAACAACGTCAGGTAAGACTAAGTTCGACAATCTGCCGAAAACGGCGCTGGTGATTAATAAAAAACTTAACTTTATGGATGAGTTGACCGATTGCCTAAGTGGTTCGGAAAACTTCAGTTAAGCCACATTTATGGCGCGCCTAGCGGTGTTACTTGCTGGTTGCGATGAAAACACCATCCCAATCAATGCCTGGATTATTGGTTTGATAGTCAATAATCCGGCTTTCATAGAGATCATAAAAACCGTCAATTCCATAAGGAGTGCAAAGCATGCGGCATTCTTTTAGGCGTTTGGCAGCTTTGCTCCAGTCTTGATCCAAATAGGCTTCAATCATTTGAGTATGAAATTGCTCTAAGGTTTTAAAATCACGGCTTTCGGCAACATCTTCAGCGCCAACCAAACAATAAATTGTAACCGCTTCAGACTTCCCTTTTACTTTAATGTTATCAAGAAACAGGGTCGCGTATTCAGGGATTTGAGATTGTGTTGATTGGCCAATCACAATATCAACGCCATAAGCTTTACTTTGCCCTTCTAAGCGCGCGGCTAAGTTGACCGTGTCGCCCAAAACTGAATAATCAATGCGCAATTCTGAACCCATGTTGCCAACAACAGCTGGGCCACTGTTAAGCCCAATCCCGACTTTTAAGGGGATGTGCTTACGCCCCTCTTCTTCCGCTTCTACCTTTAAGCGTTCGTTCAAGGGGGCCATTTCAGCCATCATAGCTAACGCTGATTGGCAACCATAATAGGCATGTCGTTCAACATCCATAGGCGCGTTCCAAAACGCCATAATGCAGTCGCCCATATATTTATCAATGGTGCCGTGGCGATCGAGGATAACGTTGGTCAGCGGGGTCAGTAGTTTGTTGATCAACTTGGTTAAGCCAACCGCATCAAATTGCTCTGAGATGGTAGTAAAACCCCGGACGTCACAAAACAACAAGGTTAAGTCACGCTGAACACCACCCAGTTGCAAGGCATCAGGATTTTCAGCAACGCGCTTCACTTGGTCGGGTGATAAGTACTTAGAGAACGCATCGCGTGTTTGCCTACGTTTGACTTCTTCACGTGCATAGCCGGTATACGTTAGCGTTGTATATATGAGTAATATAGAAACAATTGCGTAACTGGCATCTAACAATAATTTATGCTCAGAAAATAAATACCAAGATGTTCCGCCAGAACTCAACGCGGTGATTAAGAAGATCATCGCGGTCCATTTAGCCCCTAACCAAGGCACCATAATAACCATGATCAATCCACCAAACAAAACAAACGCCAGTTCGGCTGCGTTGGCATAGTTAGGGCGTGTTAAATAGTTTTGATGAATAATAGCTTCAATAACCTGAGCGTGGACTTCAACCCCCGGAATATCGCGTTCAGTTGGGATGGTTCGAATATCGCGAAGACCAACAGCAGACGTGCCAACAATCAATATTTTACCTTTGATTTT